CTACAGCTTTTGCTTTATAGTCAGCAGCATTCATTGAAGGACTTCTTGGACCTGTATAACGATTATACCCTTCATTGCCTTTAGCATTTATCTGAGGTTTAGGAGTAGGAGCAAGTCCTCTAGGATAAGTTTTAAGTTTAGGTTTAGGTGATGGCATAGGTGGAGTCATTCCTGTTCCACCATTTTGATATCTTCTTGTACTAGGTGTAGATTCTTCAGGAGTTGACCAACCTGCAGGAGCTTTTGCTTTTATTGGAGCATTATAACCTGAACCTTTTTTCTTCACATACTTTAGAGTATCTTTTGTAGCTTTTTTACTTGGAGCGGGAATACCTGTAGCTTTACTAAATTGTTCATTAATCATTCCACCATCTTGTTTTTTGTTTGGAACTTTCATAGTTTTTTTAACTTTATCTTTAAATTTATTATACCAATCTGGTTGTTCACCTTCATGACCTTTTGTAATTTTATCATCAACAGCTTTTAAGGCCTTAGTTATCTTTGTATGAGGTACATTAAATGGATATGTTTTTCTAAAAACATTGTCAAGACCGGTTGCAATATCTTGAGTAAAAGAAGTTGTCTTACCACCTTTTTGGTACTTCTTAGTGGTACCTCCCTTTTGTGCAAAAGGATTATTTTTTTCTCCTGGATACTTTTTTGAATCCTCCAGGATAGTCCCTTTAGTAATTTTTTTAGTAGTTTTTTGTACAAGTCGTCTTGCCTTTTTAAGTGGTCCAGGACCCATGTCATTAGTTGCCATTTTATTTTTATTTTAAGAGTTCCAATACTTCTCACAGGAGATGTTGAGATCTTTTAAAATGTCCTCATTTAAAGGGTTTCTCAAGTGCTCAACAACATCAGATACATTCCTACCTAGTAAAGCATTTGACTTACTGTGGTAGATATATCCATCTGCCTTATTTATAATATACTTAAAAAATACGGAATCACGCACAATTGATTTAATTTTTAATGTTTCCATATCCATATTAGCTGTTTCCATGAAGGATTTTGCAGCTCTTTCTTTGTTGGTTTCACCACCATCACCATTAATATATCTATCCATGTTCTCATAAATAACATCCAGTGGTGTTGATTTTTTATATTGTGTACTGTTGATATCTACAACTTTTGCAATGTAGAATAACTTAGTACTGTTTTTGTCAAATAATTTTTGTAATTCTGACAATGCTTTATTACGGAGTTTTTTGTACTCTGTTCTGTACATAACAGTTTCCTCTTCTTTATCTAAGTAAAACTTAGGAGGAGTTGCTCTTGATCTGGCATCATCAAAACTTTTTGCTACAATAGAAAAACCACCTGCCTCAATAGCATATAGTTTAATTCTATCATACGGATCTTTTGGGTCTAAGAAAGTAGGTTCATTACCACATGAAATAAATATTCTATTCCAGAAATCTGAGTTATCAGGTTTAAGCAATTTAACTTTATTCCAAAATTGGGTATCCTCTGGTTCAATAACATTTGCAGCTAATTCTTTTTCAAGTTCAATTATTGCAGATCTTATTTCTCTTACTCTTGCCTCTTTATCATCTGGCATAAGCAATCTAATCTCTGGAGCAAATTCATTTAGACCAGTGATGTATCTTATTACACCATTATTTTCTAAACAAGCTAATTGCTCAGTATGGGTTACTCCATCAAATAAAGAGATACCATAAGTTTCTAATCCCATATTAGAAGCTGAATTGTCAAAGAACGGGCGGATGGCTATGGAAGTTTTTTTAATTGTTCCTTTGCCTGTTTCTACCATTGTGAAATTTTCCATTGTTGTTGGTTTTTGTTTTTGTTGGTTTTAAAATTTAAAAAAAAGGAGGAGTTACCCCCTCCCTTATATATAGAGACTGGTTAGAAAGATCCACCAGTGATTGGGTTTCTCATAACAATTTTCAAGACTTTAGTTGGATCTTTTACCCAAATAGCCGGCATAGTTTGAGACATCATTACACGGTATCCATTGAATTGACCAGAAGACTGGAATCCTTGAGTACGGCCCATGTAGTCCATTGTACCATTTTGATACCACCATTTCAATTGATTATCCCAAGATAATTTCAACAAGAAAATGTTGTCATTAGTGTTATCTGTGATATCAAAGATAATGAATGAGTAAGAAGATAATGGGAAACCATCAATGATTGGGTTCTCAATATCATTTGTATGAACATTGTCAAATGCTGGGTTAAGTACAAACTTAACATTTGCCAAGAATGGAATTACATAAGAAGTGTAAGCAAATCCAAAATTCAAGTCCATACCTTTACCAGTGATAGCACCTATATCAGCAGCTTGAATTAATAAACCTGAAGATACAGCCTCACGTCTGATAGCTTCATTTACCATTCTCATTCCACCCATACCTGTTTGTACAACTAGTGAACGCTTAGGATCTGGACCTTGGAACTCAACTTTACCATTGAAGAAGTTGTAGATCTCTCCACGGAACAAATCAAGTGTAAAGTTATTTTTGTTATATACTCTTTTGAATGAGTTATCCAACTGTCTCCAAAGACCCACTGATAATCTTAGATCATCTGGACCATCTTGACGTACTCTACCACCTTGACCCCACATTAAGTAAGTCTCAATATCTGATGCTACCTTAGAAAGGTGAGCAGCTTCCATTTGTGTTAAGAAAGTTCTAGATAAATCTCCATTGTCAAAAGCACGTTTAACTTTGTCTTTACCCATTACTTTAACCATGTCATCCAAAGATGAAATTGATGGATCAACTGATTTGTCAAATGTTCTCCAGATCTCAGTTACAGGAACTGTACCATCTGCATTCATACCACCTTTGATCATTAAGTCAGCACGGCTAGAGATAGAATAATGTACGTGAGCTTCAGCACCACCAACAAAGTTATAGAATTCACGGAATCCTGTTCTTGTTGTGATATCAGAGAATCTCTCACCATATTCTCCACGGGCAGAACCTTTACGGAAAACTTTAGTACCATTAGCCAAGTACTTGTTGTCTAAGTATTTGAAGTTGTCATTGTTTACTAACTGAACAGTATAGATAAATGCATCTCCTAAAGGAAGAATATCTTCTGCAGTAATGTACATCTCAACACCATTGTATTTGTCATAAGTGATGATATCACCATGTCCAAACTCTCTACGGTTTAACTTGATACGGAATGTTGCACCTTCAAGACCTTTAAAAGTATTGTCTGGTTCAATATCCTCAAGGATATAAGGTAGATCAATTGATACAGGTGTTTGCCATCTGTACTCACCACGAGCATTATCAACCATGATAACATTCTTGCCACCAAAACTTGACATTTGGTAAAGTGGCATTTCAACTTTCTGAGCCATAGCCCATAAGTCTACTGGACCTAAATCCATTGGTTCTGCATCTTTTAGCATGTTTACCAAGTGGTAAGAATCCACATGAGAACTAGCTTGGTAGGCTGTATCCCGGAGGAATATACCATTGTTTAAAACTGGAGTTGCCATTTTTATATTTGTTTATTTGTTACTATTTAAAATCTCTTGAACAAGTTGTTTGGTCTTGAGATGGTTTTTTGTGCTGTTTGTCTAGAACTTGGTCTTCTATCCTCTTCATCATTAGAACTTGAAGATGATAATTTTCTAGACTCTTCTGTTTTTAATTGTCTTACTGTTTTTTCTACAGCTGCTTTACTTCCTTGATCTTTAATCTTACTTTTATAACTTTCAGGATCTGCAAGTAACCATAATGCTTCTGCAATCAGGTCATGTCTTGGTTCTACAAACTGATACTTCTCTAATAAGTGTCCAAGTAAGTTTGTTGCTTTACCAGAAATTGAAGGGTAATTAGGTTGAACCAATCCAGAGTATAATAAGCTCTGAGTTTTTTTATCCAACTTTATACCATTTACCTCACCAGTTACTAATGTATTATAAACATTATCTTGGTATTCTTTTGCTGCATGTTCTTGTTGATCTTTCTTAACTTCTTGTTCAGCTAATTTTCTTGCTATAACAGCTTCTTGCATTTTATCTAACTTAGGTTTGAACTGGTTAGCTTTTTGTTGTAGCTTATCCATATCTTGCCAATCTTGTATCTCAGATTCTATTTCTTCTGCTGTACCAAAATTAGTTGCCCAAAGATACTGTCTTGCAATCTCAGCTTGATCATATTCATCAGAAGGATCAAGTTGTCTCATTTCTTCTACCTGTGCTAAGGTTCTAAACAAACCTTTAAGATCTTCTCCACCATCAGCTACATACTTAGCTGCATATTGAAGTTCTTCAGGAAGAGCATTAAAGAATTCTTTAGGAACATTGTTTCTTAATTTTGCTTCTCTGTCTTGGAAGTTAGCTTCAAAGAGTTCTCTAAAATCTTTTGTTGTGTAATCTTCTAAAGATTTCTCATCATCAAAAGGTATTAACTCACCTTCTTCAATCATTTTTTGAGCTAGTTCATAAAGACCTGACTTATCTACTTTAGGTCTTCCTTTATTACCAGCATCTTCTTCTTGAGAAATTAATCCATCAAGTTCTGCAATAGTCTCATCAACTTCTGCTTTCTTTTCAGCTGCTTCCTGTTTTTCTGCAGGAGTGCTAACTGTGTTGTCAAGGAACGTAGTATCTATGTTTTCACTAGAGAACATAGTCTTTGGTTTGTCATCTTCTTTACCATTTGAAGGAAGCATTACACTTTCCGCACCTGGTATTCCAAAGAGTTCATCAATATTTACATCTACTTGTTCTACCTTTGTAGAATCATGGACCTCATTAAGGTCTTTTACGTCATCAGTCATTGTTGTTGGTTTTTGTTTATAATTTAATATACAAAATAAACTTGACAAATTTAAAAGTCAACTGATAATTTTTTGCAGTATATAGCTAACTACTTTTTATTTTTATCTGATTTACTTTTACTGTCAAACTTATTCTTGTTTTCTTTAGCAATTTGTAACTGTTTATCAGCTATTTCTTTTTGAGTCTGAAGCTTTTCTCTTTCAATTTGGTTCTTCTGAGAATCAATATTCATTCTGTTAACTTCCTTTTCTCTTTGTAGATTAGTTTGGTCTTGATACTCTTGAGTTTGTCTCATCTCTTTCATTGCATCAACATAGTCTGATTCTTGATTCTTATTAATATCAACCATTGCACCCATACCAGAAGCTCTAATTTCAGCAACCAAGATATCTCTCTGTCTGTTTTTCTCAGCTTGAAGATCTTCATGTTCTCTTTTAAGTTTTTCTTCTGCAGCTTGTGCTTGTTGTGCTTGTTCTTGCATTTGCTGTTGTTGTTGCATCTCTTGTTGCTTAGACTGTTGTTGTTTAGCCTCAGCATCTTTAAGTACATTATTTAAGGTAGCAATTGAATCTGACTGAACAACTTTACCAAGATCATATATTGATGCACCTGTAGTGTTATTATTCATAGCCATTCCTTTTAATTGTTCTAGAATAGCTCTATGATTTGCATTAGTTGTAGCAAAAATATTAAGATCTCTCATTAAAAGATCTGTACCATTTAACTGGAAGTTTACTTTCTCATCTGCAGATGTAAGATAAGTAAGTCTAACTGATGGTTTTGTTGAATTATAATACTGAGCTAAGTCAGTTCTCATTTGATGTACCCTGGGCATTAAGTAATCTGAATGCTGCATAAAGTACATTTCAGTTTGTGCATATGATGATTGCATAGCTTGTTCTACTCCGGTAGCTGTAGTTTGAGATAACTGTTGTCCCATCCTTTGAGGATTAACACCTATTACTTCATAAGCCTGTTGCTTAAAGTGATTAGCTAATTGTATCCTTGACATTAATCTCTCTGTCTGAGATAGATCTAGTTTCTGAAAATGTTGGAAGTTTAATGCATTTTCAGTATTAGTTATAGAGGTATCTAAAGGTAACATCTGAAAATTCTTCATTGCTACATAAGCTTTAGCTAAATTACCTTTTCCCCAGTCTTCTCCTAATGAGTGTCTTGGTAAGGCATTTTGATCTAATAGGATTACTGTACCAAGTTCATCTACTAAGATATCAGCTATTTGATTATTAACTATGTTATATCCAATCTGATATGGCTTCATTAAATCAAGTAAAGCGGTTGACTTAGTATTTCTATCTGAGAATACAGATCCTTCTACTGGAAGCTTACAACCATAAAGAGATGATTCTCCTTTAAACTGAAATTTTAATGAACCAATTTTATTTTTCTGAACTCCTAAGTATAAGGGTGAGAATCCTCCGGGGTTATTCATACCCCAGAAACTTGGTAAATTTGGTCCTATTTTTACACCACCCCAAGTTTGATTAATCCAAATCCAGTCTATGTGTTCACCAAATACTAAATTCTCTTTATTTTTGTTTTTAAATAACCTAGTATCATAAATTGGTTTATCAGTAATCTTATAATCCTCATTAATAATCTCATTAGTTACATCACCATTTTCTGTTATCTTAGTTAAATGACCCACTTTACGTTGAGACTTCCAATAAGCTTGAGTTACTCTTAATAAATATGCAGTACCTTGATCATAATAATCTTCACCTTCCATAAGGATTTGATTAATGATATCACCACCCTCTAATACAGCACCAGAAAAAGCTGTTGTATATTGTCTATAACCAAGTGATGGCATGTTTGTATTCCATTCATGAGATTTAGTAGAATCATAATAACTACCATCATTTTGCATACCACCAATGTTATAACCTGCAGATCTAATTGGATATACAGCTTCTAAAGCTTCCATTTGTTCTTCTGTCATAAGATATCCAAACTTATCAATTACATCTGATACAGTCATCATATCTGTTTTACCAACCCAGTTTCCTTGAGATATATATCTGGCATCTGGAGATTTATGATAGAATGTAATTACAGGATTCCATAGTTCTATTTCATAATCATCTTCCATCATTTTAAAATGCCAGAACTCTCTATCTGTAATTAACATATCTCTGAATGCTCTTTCTTCAAGTTCATCCATGCTAAATCTTGCTACATCTACTTTATGTTGATGATCTGCCCATTGCTCTATCATAGACCTATAATCTTTTTTAAAGAAAGATTCTATCTCTGGTAATGACTTAAGATTCTCTGGACTTAACTGTTGTTGTGCTTCTTCTGAATTTGGATCCATACCTTGTTCTAGTAAAGCTGCAGTAATTTTAGTAGATGCATTTGATAATAATGTATCTTCTATCATTTTTCTTTTTTCTTCTAACATTTCATTATAAGAAAACTCATCAACAGCCCTGTATGTTAATCTGCTTGATCTTTTAGCAAACTCAGCCACTAAAACATTAATAACATTTGGTATAATAGGATAGAACTTAAGTTCAAGAGCTGAGACATCTTCTTTAGTTAATACTTCAACTATGTCTCTCATTTCATTATTCTCTTCAACTATATAATCAGACTTGTCTATAACACCTTTTGCTAATTTATAATTCTTCATCAATCTTCTGGCATTTCTCCGGATTTGTTTTAATCCATTCCACTCTAACCAGTCTAGATTCCAGGCAGCCCACTCTTCATCTTTAGCTTTTACAGGTATAAATTGTAAAGGTTGGGTAATACTACCCATTCTATTCTGTTGAGTCTTAGCTCCTTTTTTTAATTGCAGTGCGTTATATACTTGCATAATTTCTATTTAAAATTTTTAAATGGAGATCTTTTAACTCCTTGCCCTCTATCATAATGTGTTTTACCAAGATGCCTAAAGGGACTATTATTTAAGTTACTAAAATTTTCTGACTTTTGCAAGTTTTTAGCTGCATCATCCATAATAACTCTTTTACCATAACCTATATTTGCTTGTTGTATTCTCATAAATGCCACAAGAGCACAAAAGGAAACTAGTCTATCCACATTGACACCCTCTGCATATTCTCTCATTTCTTTGAGAAGCATAGGATCTGGTATTCTCTCAATGCCATACTTAGTTTTTACAATAGTACCATCAGGTTTTGTTTCTACATCTAATTCCTCTCTGGTATATTCAATAGCATAACTAAGTAAATGTGCCTTAAAGAGTGTCCCTGTATTCTTCCAACCATATTCCTGGAATACATTAGCATTAGAACCAAGATCTTTTAAGAACATAATCTGACTCTTAGGTACTAAGTATCTTTGTTTCTTCTTAGATATCATATACTGTATGAAGAGTGAGATGTTATTCTCTATTACTGTCCATGCATTATACCACTCTATTATTAATTCTAGTCTCTGGTGGGTTTTGTTTATATCATCAAACCTACCACACCATGCAGCAACTATTTTATCCTGTTCTATATATGTTTCTGTTTCTGTACCTGTGACTTTACTTACTTGAACCGGAGCTTT